CTTAGAGTTGGTTGAGAACCGCCCACGGTATAGGGTTTACAAACTGTTGGAAGAAGAAGCTAAGATTGATATAGATGCGGAACTAGAAAAAGACAATGTGAACCACCCTGCCCACTACGGGAGTGGCTCTATTGAGTGCATCGACTACCTAGAAGATTTCATGACTAAGGAGGAGTTCATTGGGTACCTTCGTGGGAATATCGGGAAGTACTTGCATCGTTGGAGGTGGAAAGGTAAGCCACTCGAAGACTTGAATAAAGCAAGCTGGTATCTTAACAAACTTATTGGAGTAATTGAAAATGACTAAAGTACAAACACTTATTACAGCTTTTGTTGTAGGTCTAATGGTTATGTGGGCAGCTACAAGTCTTATGGCTCAACAGTTTACTACAGAGGTGTGTATCCAGACAGCAGATACTATCATCCGCCCTATCGTTGAGGGTCGTGACAATGGTGTACCCCGTGAGGATATGATGGCTATTCTAGGGACTATCGGGTTTGACTTTGAACGTGCTTGGAACCTTACAGGTATGGTATATGATAAACTAGCTGACAAGAACCCTGAGGAAGTAGTGGCTGACTTTATGGATTGGTGTGCAGGTAATAACGCATAAGGACTTCAACAATGAAACCTTTCGATCAAGGCAAAAAAGGATTTATGACTGACACAGTTAATCCTTACAAGGAAGGGACATATAACTATAAAGAATGGGAACGAGGGTATGACCAAGGATATTACGAAAACCTCTCTGGAAGAAGAGGCCAAGAAGTACACACAAAAAAAGAAGCCAAAGAGGTTGTCCCCTTTGACTTCTCGTAAGTACATGGCTGGTATGTTTGGTGCTGCCCTGTTGATTAACTCAAAAGGATTAGCACCTTGGTCAGAGATAAGAAGAACTGCTTATGAGTTTGCAGACTTCATGTTAGAAGACGAATAAAGATTAAAAGGGGGACTCTTCGGGGTTCCCTTTTTATTTAATCTAATACCATTTCCTCATAAAACTTCAGTGCATTAAGTACTGTATCCAACTCTTCATTACTTAACTCATTAACTTTTTTATCAATATCAAGCCTATCCATAATAACACGGACATTCCTTTTTGGTTTAGCCTCAATCTCCAACATCTTCAAAAGTGTCTGGTCATCTGATCTTGAGGCTACGGTATTCATATATGACATTGTATGCTTTTTAGCATCCTTAAGGACTTTAGTTACTATAATCCTTCTCTGGTCAAGATTACCGTTTTTGAAAGAGTCCTTCTGTAGCGTCTTTCTAGCCATATCATTTACGATCTGGTTAAAGATTTGGTTAAACCTGTTGTCGGCCTCTGCAGAATCTGTGTACGAACCTATTAGATATGTTGGCCTAGATATCATATTCAACATACGTTCTGCAGAAGTAAGCTTACTTTCCCTTGTTGTTGAAAAAGATTTGGTCTCTTGGCCCCTAAGTCTACCCTCTGAGGGGGAAGCTTTTTCCGGCGCAACGTCACCAGACACAGCACCAATAATCTGGTCCATATAACGGAAAGATTCATTAAACAACTTGTTACCTTGCTTCCTGTCGGGCACTTGATATTCGTCTGCCCTAAGAAGACCTACAGCTTGGTTCACAGGGTCGATAAACCTTGTGCTTGCAGATGTTACCTGCCCACCAATAGCCCTACCAATATCTGCCAGACTAGTACCAAGACTCTGCCCTTCACTAGATACAAGTGCAGTTAATAGTCCATCAATACCTTCACCGGCTTCCCCTAACTGTCGGGTCAACTGGCCAATAAATTGGTCCCCGATTTGTGCGACAAGTTCCTCTGAAACTTTTTCACCGCGCATGTGATGGGCTACAACTCTTGCAGCAGCCTTGTAAGCTCCATAAGGAAACTCATATTTTTCATCAATAACGGCACCAGTCTCTTGATCTATCTCTTCACTCCAAGACAGCCCCTTTTCAATAAACTCAGACTCACGCATTGCCATGTAGGTAACAACAGAAGCAGTTACTGCACCTCTAGAAAGCACTTCACTCATGCTCCTGTCACTTTCTTTACCTACTGTTTTTGCTAGTACAGGAAGTACAGCAGTATTTTCTGCAACGAAAGCCACGGTATTATTAAAGAAACGACCGAATGGAACCAAGAGGCCAACACCGGGAATGTTACGGGCATCTTCAATGACAGCGGCAACTTCACCCAGTGTACCTTTACCTTTGTAACTCTTGGAGAAAATACTCTTAAGAGTTTCGTTTACTGCCTTGGCTTCGAGATTAATATAGGCGTCTGATTTCATGAGCTTATGGTAATCTGGACGAGAGAAAAACTCATTCCAAGACATGCCAAATCCACCATCGTCTTTCGATCGACGTAAGGCAGAGTCAAGCTGGGTGACAAACTCTATAGACTTGGTATAGCTATCTTGAGCTTGTACCAGATGTACTTTTTGAATGGCGTCTACTACTTGTTCTGAACGAAGAGAAAACAGCGAACGGTCAAGATCAATACCTTCGGATAGTTTTTTAATATCTTCAACACCACCGGGAAGAACCCTAGAGAGTTCCTTAGTTGCCTCGGGTCTAAGTGCAGTGTATTCAAGAAATCTGTCGTATGTGGTGTTAGGGTCCAGAGTATTACGCAGTTTTTGAAACTGATTCTGCAGTATGTTCCCTGCCGACATACCAAGTTCTTTAGCTTTCTTAGGGTTATACACCAAAGCAATACCTGCACGACCACCCAGAAGAGCTGCACGAGAAATATCCGAAGCGGACGTAAGAGTAGTGGATGCAGTGTAACCCCCCACGTTCAAAGCAGTAGTACTAAGGTTTGCAACAAGGAGTCGGATCAAGTTGTTTTGAAAGTCAGGCAAGTCTTTCTCAATAATCCTTCCTGCAGCTTGAGTAAGTTCTTTAGTTTTACTTGTAATTTGTGGGTCCGCAGTACGTACAGCCCCCGTGAGGACATACTCTGCATAGTCGTTAAAGGTTACTTGGGTTTCCTTGACACCCATCTTACGGGCAAGCTGAGAGGCTGCGTTACCTACACGCATTGAGTCCCTCATCTTTCTTTTGAAAGTGTTTGCAAGACCTTCTACTGTAAGTTGCTTACCTTCATTCATGGTAATGCCAGTAGCTTGTACGAAGTCATCCAAGAATTGTTTGGCGTCCTGTGGGTCTGCTTGCTTAATAATGTCACCAATAAAGTTACTGATAGTGTCATCAGCATCCCTACGCTTCCATGCGTATCCTTGGTCTAGCATAATATCACCAAGACCCCGAAGACCTAAATCATCGTCACCCAACAACATTTTAATGAAAAACTCTGTATCTTGATCTGCAAGTTCCTTACCTTTACTGGTATCACTTAGCCATTTCCCGATAGGGGGTAGTTCAGGACTTGCACCTTTAGTATCAAGCTCATCTACATATTTGGCAATAGATTCAGACAGATCAGTTAGTTTTGCACCTTCGGTTGTAGTCTTAAGGTTCTGAGCAGGCCGAACAAGATCAGACACACCCCTAAAAGTAGCTGCACCTGCAGCAATAGTACCCATGAAGGCAAGCCCAGCAACAGCAGATAACCCAGTCTGGTACTTGTTGTACTCTTCTTGTACCTTAGTTCTCATGAGACCATCTTGGTACAGGTAGTCAGTGGATGCAGCGACAGCACCCTCAAAAGAACCTACAGCCACAATTTCTTTTAACGCATCACTTGTAGCAACTTTCTTGCCTATGCTTGAACGTACTGCAGCAGTAACCGTTGCGCGTTTCTCGATACTTTCCTGTACAACCTTTTGTGCTGCGGCTCTTTGTGCAGTAAAAACTCCTGTGGCAACTTTGGTTGCCTCTTTTTGGATCAGTGCTTTTTCTGCCGCAGATTTACCTACTGCAGTTGCCATCTTCTTCTGGTAAGCTTTTTTTGCCATGATTGTGGCGGTCATTGACCCAGCTTTGAAACCAGAAGAGGTAGCCACCTTACCAATACCAAAACCTATAAGGTTAGTAGGATCAAACACTGCAGATCGAACGAAATCTCCAACAATCTCTGCACGTTCACCTAATGTAGTATCTCCAGTGATGCCTTCCATATTTTCGTAAATAGTATAAGCCTTACCAGTACGCGCCATAGCGTCTTCATCACCTGAAATTTCATTCAGGAAACTATATTCAGCAACGGCACGTACAGAGTTACCACCGGCAACACCCCTACGATTATTAAGGAATTGATCTACAACTTTTTCTCTGTCATCTTCTTGCTCATACTGAGAGCCAAAGCGGTCTACCATATAGTCCTTAATAGGGTAAAAGAATTCATCCTTCACCAAATCATTCTGAGAGTATCCCCCCTTAGGAATCTCCTCCTCTGTGACTGCAGGTTCAACGACAGACTCTTGAAGCCTATTACGAATACTGCTAAGGGTAGAAGAATAGTCAGTCTCTGTATTATTAGGCTCAAGTCTTGACCTAATATCATTCAGTTTTTGTGTGTAATCACTCATATTACTTTCCAGAAATAATGCTCAGAAGTTCTCTTGCTTCTTCTTTATCACTTTCTTCTGCATTAGGGTCTGCGATTATAGCCTGTAGTGCAGCTATATCACTTTCGTTTACTGAAGGTTCAGGTTGGATATCGGGTGAGACTTTGAGTTTATCTCTTAAAGGCGCAAAGAAAGGGTCTTTGTCAAGTTCATAGTAAAACTCACTGCCTTCCTCTAACATATCTCGGTATACTTGAGCACCAAATTCATCTTCGACCTGAGACATAGCGGGGCCATCAGGGTCTCTTTCGAAGCTTTCCTTGATATCCATCAACCTTGCTAGTTCTGCAGGGTTGTTCTCCCTAGCCTCAATAATAGCTTGATCTAGACTACGTACTGTTCTGCTTTTCCAGATATCCCTTGCAGGTTCAAACTTCTTTGGATCAAGTTTAACTTGAGGTCTAAATTCAACAACAGGCTCTGCTGGTTCAGGGGAACCTCCATAAGCTACTTGATAACCCTCTTCAAGATCGAAGTTACCTGTGAGCATATCCTCAAAAGAAATATCGGGGACGATTTCAACCTCACCTGTCTCAGAAGAGTATGCAGTAGTAAAGTCTAGAATGTCTTGCCCAGTAAATCTCTTAATAGATAGTTCAGGATTATCGGCGGCTCTTTTTTCTTCTTCTCGAATACTCTCGTACACTTTGTGTGCAACGACAGGATTTTCCAAAAGTTTGTTGGCACCGGGTAGCAACTCGCCCTCAGAGTCTACTAGACGAGTACGTAATGCAGAAACAGAGTTTGTGTACTCCCCACCAAGACTACTCCTTGACTGCTGTCGCTTAATTAGTGCGGGTATAAGTGCTGTTTTACGTTGTTCCATCAAGGCTTCCATCCGAGCCTCTCGTTCAGCTTCAATCGCACGTTTTTCGTCGGAGATTTCTCCTAGACGACCTACAAATCCTGCTGCAAATGCCGATACCATTACATAGTCTCCCTAACCATCAGACCACGAGGTTTTTCCTCGGCTACTGGCTCTTCCATTTCAACTTCTTCTTCCTTAGTTTCCTCAGGCTCTTCTGTTGGCATCATGTCCATTTGCTTCAGTTTTTTTCTTGCCTTGGCAGAAGCAACAGCATAGGTCTTAACTTCCTCGTCTTCTTCATCCTCATCAAAGCCTTCACTATAATCAACACCAAGCTGATCCGCAGTTAGTTTAATGTATTCGTGAATGACAGGAGCTATGACAAGACTCACATCAATACTATGTACCCCATTCATAACGGCAGTACGAAGGATACCCTCTACAAGACTCTGCAGGTCAACACCCACTTCAAGCAAGTCGATTGCAGCACCCATACGCTTTTCATCGGTCAGACGAACCAGATGTACTTCAAGAGCTTCTTCCGGGTCTGTAATCTCTGGGGGACGCTCGAAGGGCGCATTACGTGGGGTTGAAGTAAGAGACTCTCCGGGGATCGGTCTATTAAATTTAGCTTGCATTATTTATTCCTGAGTATATCCGGTTGCAGATAAATATTTTCTAGCCCTAGCTTCCTGATGCTTTTTTGCTGGACGTAAGAATTCCTTTACGATAACTGCGCCAGCCTCACCTGCAGTGGATGTGTTTAACATTTTCTCAAAAGCTGCTTTTTCCGTGCCTTTTAACTCTACATCTACAAGCCAGTCTAATTGGTTGTCAATAGAGTAATCGTCACCATACTTTGCCTCGAAAGCATCGCGCCTGTCATTAGTAAGTTGGTACAGGCCCTTACCACGAGTACCGTAAACGTTAGGCTCTTTTTCTACAATGTCTATATTAAAACCAGATTCATCTTGAAAGTTAAGTAGAAATCCTTTAGCGACATGGTCTGGAACACCCCTCTCTAAAAGGCCAGCGTACACTTTGTCTACAACTTCTCCCTTAGGTATTTCAAAACGACCTTGTGGCCTTACTGTACCTTCAGGTAACTTCTCGGGTAACACCTCAGGTGAAGCCATGTTAGTAACAGACCCACCCTCTACGAGAGGCTCACCTTGGATACGCTCTCGCATCGACTTCATATAGTTAGCCATAGTGCGATCAAGGGGTACAGCAGATTCTTCTTCTACTTGATTAGAGATACGCTGCATTATACCAGATTGCTTCTGCTTTTGTCTAGTCTCTCTCATGGCTTGTTGTTGTTCTGTTAGCATGTTTTGAGCCATTTGACCCAACTGAAAATAACTTTCTTTATACATTATCCACCCCAACTAAACAGGTCTGTCGCCAAGCTTGCAAGCCCTGCACCAAACATACGGTCGTTGTCCGCATCAATACGATCCCTTACAGCTTCAAGTTCTTTATCTGCCAACAGTGCTGTCAGGTTTCTTTCTTGAGCGTTCTCAGATGCATTAAAGGCAAAACTCATAAGGTCTCGCTCTTTCTGCCACATATTGTTTAGTCCAGCCTCAGTCAGCCTATTAACTTGCTTGGCTGTTTCCATAATAGATTCGTTTTGTGCAGCCGTGTTCAGTGTGTTGATATCCTGTCTCCACTTAGCGTTAGCCTGTGCGACAATCAAAGAGTTTGTAGCGTTGAACTGATCCCTCTGAGCCTGAAGCTGAGAGTTGAACATTTTGACTGCGTTCTTTTCTTTTGCATTGAACTGAGCAATCGCATTAACTTGGTCTGCATTAAATCTTGCTACAGTAGATTCCAAGTTAGCAAAGAATTGATTAGTCTGGTTTTCACTTGCAGCATTAAATTGTTCTGCAGCGTTAATAGCAGCTTGGTCAGATAAAATACCAGAAATTCTCTGTTGAGTCTTGAAGATCAAGGTCTGTTGCTGATTATTCAGGTTTTGCATTTCAAACTGTGCAGTAGTCTGGGCATCAGCCATAGCGATAGGCAGAGCAGACTCCATAGCAGCTTGAACGATAGCTTGACCAGCCATAGAGGAGGCACCAAGACCCCTGCGCTGCATCAGGGCCATAGCGTTACGCATAGCACCAGAAGCCCAAGGCGGGGTCTGACCACCTTCAAAGTCTTCCATCAAAAGTTCAAGTTGGCCCTTGACCGTGGCTTCTTTCGAGGGGTCTGCTGTAACAGGTTCCACATTTTCGATAGCTTCAGCAATCTTATCAGTGACTTCCTGTGCACTTACGGTAGCAGCTTCTACAGGCTCAGGTGCTTCTGCTGTGGTTGTTTGAGCAGTAGTAGAGGTAGCCTTTCGGATAGGTGCGGCTTGACCAACAGAAGGATCAATGAGTGTACCCGGACCAGCTTGCATAGATGCAGGTACAGCAGACGACACAAGCCCCTGAGGGCCACCAGCAGCGCCTAGAGGTGCCAACCCCGGTGCTACCTGTACCCCCCCTACCCTTTTCTCCTGAACTAACTCAGCGGCCTTTTGGTTGAGCTCTGAGCCAGTGCCTAAATAACTAAGTTGATGTTTCGCAGCAGCTAGGGCAGTAGCATAATTATCGTACTCTTGTCCGTAAACCGTGTACTTGGTTGTAGGTTGTTGAACTGGCTGAGGTGTGGGTTTAGGTGTAGCACCACCAGAACGACCTTCAGTACGACCGTAAAGCTGGAAATGTTCTAGGGGATTATCTTTATATTGAGACTGAGCTACATCAGGATTAGACTGCAGGTATGCCTGAGCATTGAAGTCTGTAGGTTTAGGTGCAATAGCCCTACCCTCTGAACGACCATGAAGTTGATAATGTTCAAAAGGATTACTGGCAAAGCTAGAGTTAGCCACATCAGGGTTAGCCTTTAGGTATGCTTCAGCATCAAATCCTGCAGGTACATATCCGCCAGCAGCCATACCAGCCTTCTTCTTGAGTACACGATCAAACTTACCCATAGTAGCAGCAGCCCTAGGGTTAGAGGCCATGAAAGCTTCCATCATCTTGGGGTCTTCCGGCCCACTATAACCCATCTTATTAAGAAGGGAGTAAGTTTGTTTTTGTGAAAAGTTCATTTATTTACTCCTTCAAGAAAGGTCATATTCAGTTACCTTGTTTTCATCATCACCTAATACATACATCTTTTTACCATCTTGCCTGAAAAAAACATCTTCTGGTTCTCTTTCTGTCGCCAGAGAAAAAGACTGAGAAAAAGTAATTGTACCTGTATCCCAAGCAGTCCCAATGTCATACTCTTCTACGGCTCCCGGACTACCCCACTTTGAGGTAAACAATTTTTTACCGTCGGGCTTAAAAAAGATTCCACCGAAATCATTAGAATCAATAGGTAAAGTGTTGTCATTAACGAGAGTGGCCGAGGAAACAGCAAAGGCCGTAGATAAATTATATTGTTTTAGTACGCTTGGTTCCCCGGGCTCAATTCTAACTAGGTAAAGTTTAAGACCGTCCTGCCTGACAAAACAACTTTCTAAACCAGTGCTAATATTTCCACCAATACTAAGTGAGGTTGAGAAAGAACCCGAAGTAACGTCCCAAGCAGTCGATAACGAATATTGGTATACATATTCAGTGTCTGCGGCCACATACATTATTGTGCCATCGGGACTAAAGTGTAGTGCTTCTGCGTCTGATGTTTGGCTGGATAAACTAAAAGTTCCAGCAGAAGAGGCAGTCGATACCGACCAATTTGTACCCAAATCATATTGATATACTTCATTGGCGTCTGCGATAAACATTCGAGTTCCATCCGGCTTAAAAAATATACCTTCACTTACTGTTGGACCAGTTGTTATTGAGAACTCTTGATTAAAGACTGCAGTCGAAATATCCCAACCACCAGTATTTGCACTAAGTAGAGATCGCCAAATCATTATTTCATATCCTGACCAGCAGTAAACCCATACCAAGTTGTACCACCATCATGGGTGAAAAACACAAACACATCCACTGCACCAGATGTTACAGTTAGGGTGGGGTCTAAACCAGAAGGCCAATCCACCGAAGCTGGCCATGTGGTAGTACGTGCAGTAGAGTCTTGTGTTATCTTTAGGGTAAAACCATAGGCTGTACCTGTTGCAGGTGGATTACTAAAGACAAATGTTGTGTTCTCTGATAACGATATACCAAACACATTACCTGCTTCACAATCTACTGTAGCTGTTCCTGTTGCAGATGTTATAGAGACAAAAGTTTCATTGTAAGACTTTGCTTTTAACTCTTCAGATAGCACTACGTCCCCATTAGCATCGGCAGTTACAGCCTTAGAAGCTTCTGAAGTGCCTGGTGTAGTTATATCAAGGTAATTAAGTTCTGCAGTGGTTGCAGTCACCCCATCCAAAAGATTAAGTTCTGCAGTTGTGACTGTAGCTCCATCTAGAATATTAAGTTCTGCAGCAGTTGAAGTAAGTCCACCTAAAAGATTAATCTCTGCGGCAGTAGCTGTGATCTGTGTTCCACCTAAAAAGATACCACCTATATAAAGATCATTCCAAGCAAGAGAAGACTTACCAAGATCATATACTTCTGTTGTCTTAGGTGCTAGTGCAGTTCCGTCTCCTACATACTCTTGCCCT